TCAAGGAACGTGGGTTGTTCCAAGGCATTTCCCGGTTCAAGTACAATGGTGATGGTTACGATCTGAACGAATCGTTGCAGCTTGTCGAAGCTATCGGAAAACAACGAAACCCAAGATTCGTGATTGATGATGAAAACCGCTTCACGTATGAAAACATTGTCAAATGGTTGCATTGCGACCCGACAATGAAAGCGATTCACCCAACCACAAAACAAGAAGTTCCGGGGGATATGTACCGGGGAATATATATCGCCGGAAATACGGGTTCGGGCAAGTCTTGGTGCCTGGAAGTGATGTTGGCTTATGCTGATTTGTTCCACTTCAAAATCAAGTATGGCGGTGATGATGCGCGTATATGGTGGCGAATCGCAAGGGCTGATGAAATCGTGGCAAGGTTCGTTGAAACAACTTCGATTGACGAATACAAGAAAGCAAAACTTCTTTGCATTCAGGATTTCGGGGCGGAACAATTGGAAGCCGTCGCAATGGGCAACCGAATGAATGTCTTGCGAACCTTGCTTGAATACAGGGGCGACCGTTCCGACTGCCTTACAATGATAACATCGAACTATTCGTTGAAGAATCCAACCTTGACGGAAAGTTACGGTGAACGTGTAACAAGCCGATTGATGGAAATGTGCAATTATTTTGAAATAAAAGGAAAAGACAGAAGAAAAATGTAAAAACGAGCAAAGAAGAATTAAAAATGCAACTTGGTGATGATTTATGCAATTATTGCCCTTGGAAAAATGGCGAAATTGACCATCAATGTGATTCATTGTGCGAGGGTACATATTGCGATGATGCTTTTGAAGCATTCATGGATGAAAACCAAGGCTATTTTGATGATGATGCGGAATAATAACTAAAAAACAATATAACAATGAACGGCATTATTCAACAAAATGTGGTCTATAAGACGAACAGAGGAACGCCCGTGACGGATTCCATCAAAGTGGCACAAGTGTTCGGAAAGCAGCATAAGAACATCATGCAGTCAATCCGCAACATATTGGGGTCGGCTGAAAATTCAGCCCACCAAAAATGGTTTTGTGAATCGACATATTACGATGCGCAAAACAAATCCCGCCCGATGTTTTTAATGAACCGGGACGGATTTTCATTGCTTGCAATGGGTCTAACGGGGGCAAAAGCAATGCAATTCAAAGTTGGATTCATTGAACAATTCAATGCGATGGAAAGGATTGTTCAGGAAGTGAAGCAAGCGACCCCGGCTATTCCACAATCATTTGCGGAAGCCTTGCGCCTTGCAGCTTCACAGGCGGAACAAATCGAGCAGCAGCAAAAGCAGATTGAAGCGGACAGACCCCGCGTTTTGTTCTCACAAGCAGTTGAAACGGCAAAACAATCGGTATTGATTGGAGAATTGGCGAAAATCATTTGCCAAAACGGTGTTCCGACCGGGGAAAAGCGGCTTTTCACTTGGATGCGTGAAAACGGCTATTTGTGCCAATACGGGGAGAGGTACAACCAACCCACACAAAAGGCAATGGAAATGGGCTTGTTTGAAATGAAGAAAACCACCATCCAAAAGGCAAACGGCGAAACAATGGTATCAACAACCACGAAAGTAACGGGCAAAGGTCAAGTGTATTTCGTGAACAAGTTTCTATATAATAACCAAAAATCAAATACATAGAGAATGAAAATTTATATATCCGGCAAGATTACAGGCTTGCCACGACAAGAAACACGGCAAAGGTTCGCCGATGCACAAGCCTTGCTTGATGAAGTCGGATTTGATGCCGTGAACCCGATGGAAAAAAGAATGTCCGATGATGCACCTTGGGAACAACACATGGTCAAGGACATTGAAATGCTTTTCAAGTGTGATGCCATCTACATGATGGACAATTGGACAGAATCAAAGGGTGCGCAAATTGAATACGATATTGCAAACCGTCTTGGCAAAGACGTGTGGTTTGAATCCAACGTGCGCCGGGAAAATAAAGAAGTGATGAGGATCCAGAACGCAATCCATGAAGTTACCGGGATGCGCTTTGGTGAATATATCACAAAGTCGCGCAAGCGTGATGGATTCTATTCACGTATGATTTTCGTGTACCATTGCCGCAAGGCGAAAATGAAATTGACACAGATTGCCAAGTTTGTTCACCGCGACCATTCTTCAATGCTTCACTTGTTGAATAAGTATGAAGATGATTTCAGATTTAACCCCCAATTCCGAGAATTGGCAACAAGAGTAGATAATATATTGAATAAAACAAGCAAATGAAACATAAATTTGATTACCGTTGGAAATTAACGGATGCCAACTTTACGAAAGACAAAGGAACGGTCTTTTCGTGCTTTTCTTGTGGGGGGGGGCGTCAATGGGCTATAAATTGGCGGGTTACGATGTAATCGGTTGCAATGAGATAGACCACCGAATGATGTACACCTATTGTCAAAACAACAACCCCAAGTTCCCATTCCTTGAACCAATACAGACTTTCAAGGAAAGAACGGATTTGCCACCCGAATTGTTCAACCTTGACATCTTGGATGGTTCACCCCCTTGTTCCACCTTTTCAATGGCGGGAAGTCGTGAAGATGCTTGGGGAAAGATGAAACATTTTCGTGAGGGTCAGGAAGAACAAGTTTTGGACACGTTGTTTTTTGACTTCATCGAACTTGCAAAGAAGCTGAAACCGAAAGTGGTTGTTGCGGAAAATGTGAAAGGTTTGTCCGACATTGGCAGCGCGAAAGGATTGCTTGATTCGGTTTGACATACCAAAGCACACAAGCAAAAGCGAAGTTTGTTGCATTTCATCATTCCCGCAAGATTACAATTTTGGTGGTCAATCACCGCATTACGTTTGCGGAATGTCAGTTCCACCCGTTATGATGGCGCAAGTGGCGAATCAAATTTGGGAACAATGGTTATCAAAAATTTAGAAAAAATGTATCACTATAAAACAAAAGAACAATGAAATTAGTATTTTTCGACCTTGAAACAACAGGAGTGAACCCCGGCAAGAATGGCATTCATCAAATATCCGGGCAAATAGTGATTGATGGCGTTGTGAAAGAATCATTCGACTTTCACGTTCAGCCGAACCCCAAGGCAATAATCGAAGATGAAGCCTTGAAAGTGGCGAGCGTTACCCATGAACAAGTGATGGCATACCCACCAATGCGTGAGGTGTACAACCAATTTGTCGGAATGCTTGCCAAGTACGTGAACAAGTACGACAAGAAAGACAAGTTCTTTTTGGTCGGTTACAACAATGCAGCTTTCGACAACCAATTTTTGCGTGGATTCTTCTTGCAGAATGGCGACAATTACTTTGGTTCGTGGTTTTGGTCGAACACCCTTGACGTGATGGTTCTTGCAACGGCGTTCCTTGCGACCCGTCGCCCTGATATGGAAAACTTCAAGTTGTCCACCGTTGCAAAGACCCTTGGAATCGAGGTGAAAGATGATTCCTTGCACAATGCGATGTATGATATTGACTTGACGAAAGCAATTTTTGATATTGTAACCAATGGCAAGGGGTAAAACGACAACCAAGCCGTGCTTTTCCAATGGTACGGAGTTTATGGCGTGGCAAGACCGAAATTGTTGCCGTTGTGTCAAGGCGGTTTGGTTCAATGAAAAGAAAAACGATTTCCCGGCTTACCGATGTGCGGTGCAAGGGCAAATCGAGGGGCAAGCCGCCGGACTGTATGAGGTCAGCGAAAGAACCTATAATGCAACCCAACAAAAAGATTGCCCATATATCAAGACGGAAAGAACGAAGCCAAGAAAGAAAAGCGATGGTTCACCGTCCTTGTTTTGAGAAAAACCGGGTATTTGTAGAACATAAATTTTTCAAGAAATGAACTTTAATGATTTAGCGAACAAAGCACATACCAACGCCGTGAATCACGGATTTTGGAAAGGTAGGTTGAGCAACGAACATTGTTTGATGCTTGTAATCACCGAGGTTGGCGAACTTGTCGAAGCAGACCGAAAGAAGCGACACGCCAAGATTGACCGATTTGTTGAAGATGGCAAAGAGTACCCCGAATTTATCGGTCGTTTTGAAGATTGGATAAAAGACACGGTGGAAGATGAATTTGCAGACATTGCCATTCGTCTTTTCGACCTTGCCGGGGCTTTGGGTGTTGATTTCGACAAGATGAACCCTTGCCGTTATCACCGAGCCTTTGACAAGTTCAACTTTGCCGAAAATGCGTTTGCCTTATGCAAAGGGCTTGCCCGTGATGCGATAGGAATTGAAAAACGCATTCAATTCGGTGTTGAATACGTCAAGAAGTGGGCGGAATCACTCAACATTGACTTGGGTTGGCATATCGACAACAAAATGAAGTACAACGAAACCCGCCCGATTCTTCACGGAAAGGGTTATTAAACAAGCAAATGCAATGCACTTGCATAATAAATGTAATGCAATGAAACGTGTAAAAATCACCGAGGACAATTTTGTGTGGCACGTCTTGACGGAAGCGGAAGCAAAGCGGGCGTTGGGGCAAGTCGAGGTTTACGCACTTTATGACGATGATTCGGAAGCATTGGTGAAAAGCGAACAAGAAATTGAAGCCGTCATTCGCCGGGGTGCTTATGTCGGTATTGAAGTAGGATTTATTGACGATTCACAAAATTAAAGAATTATGTTACAGTTAGAAGTAATTGGAAATCTTGGCAATGATGCCGAAATTAAAGAGTTTGGCGGCAAGAAGTATGTTTCAATGAATGTCGCACATTCGGAAAAGCGAAAAGATGGTGGCGAAACCACCGTTTGGGTGTCGGTTCTTTGGTACGGTGAGGGTGGCGCACTTATGCCGTATCTTAAAAAGGGAACAAAGGTGTTCTTGCGTGGTCGCCTTGTTGCGAAAGCATACGTGGACAAGAACAACCAACCGCAATGTTCCGTGAATGTGTACGCCAACGAAGTAATCTTGTGCGGTGCAAAGACCGAGAACAACGCCAATGCACAGGCACAGCCGACCAATGTTGCACCGACAGCCGCCCCAACACCAGGTGAAGATGATTTGCCATTTTAATTCGTGATGCCTTATGGATTACAGAGTGAGAAAAGAAACCGTTGTTGATTCAATGGAAGTGGTGATGGACGAACAAGCGCAAATGCAATACGTGCCAACATCATTCAAAGACCAATACGCGGTTCAGGTGAAAGGATTTTTGAGGTGGCACACCATCAAGACGTTTTCAAAGATTCGTTCCGCCGCCAAGTTCTTACGTTCATTAAAGCAAAAATTGACCGATGAAGTATGACAACATCATTGCCATTGACCCGGACAAGGAAAAATCGGGCGTGGCGTTCCTGAAACCGACCACAAGGCAACTTGAAGTTACAAACTTGACCTTTCCGATGTTGCTTGACTATCTGCAACACGCCAAAAAGGTTCAGGGTGAAACGATGGGATCCTTGATTGTGGTTGTGGAAGCCGGGTGGATTGTGAGAAAGTCCAATTTCCACGAAGCACAAGGACACAGGGCGGAAAAAATCGCAAAGGACGTTGGGGCAAACCACGAAACCGGGCGAAAAATCATTGAAATGTGCAAGCATTATGGAATCGAGGTCGTGCAGCACCCGCCATTGGTGAAGTGTTGGAAAGGCAAAGACCGAAAGATTACCCACGAAGAATTGGTGTCGTTTACCGGGTTGATGGGACGAACAAACCAAGATGCCCGCGATGCCGCTTTGCTTGCTTGGACATTTGCGAACCTACCTATAAGGGTGAAAGTTTGATAAGTTTTTCCTAACTTTTTTTGAAAAGGGGTGTTTCATAGTGATACACCCCTTAACTTTGCAATGAAATCGCAAAATCGACAAAAAGTTATGAAACCAATTGATTTTTCGCAGTCCACAAAGGTATTGCAAAGACCGTCCACGATGGCGGAAAGTGAATGTCAGTCGTTGCCCGTGTGGAACGATGGCAAACAATGTGTGTCGTGTTGGAAAGCGACATTCAAGGAAAGATTGAAGATTTTGTTTACCGGGAAAGTGTGGCTTGGTGTGCTTTCGGGCAAAACGCAACCACCCGTTTTCGTGTCAGGTGAAGAAGTCTTTGAGAATCCCCCATTAAAAGCCCGAATTTTGGCGTTTGTTGCCGAAATCAAGGAAAGTGTCATTGACGTATGGGAAAACGTCAAGGAAGCCACAAAACAGCCCGACAAACGCAAACATTTCTTTGTTGGCTTGGCAATATCCCTTGTTTTGGGGTCTTTGCTTGGTTGGGGGATTGGTTTTACCATTGGAAGCCTTGCCGGAATAGTCAAGGAATGGTGGGATTCCAAAGGCAACGGCACGGTTGAAGTGATGGACGCGGTGTTTACGATGTTCGGTGCAGCTTGTGCAATCCCCTTTTCCATATTGTTTCATTTCCTGATTTGGTAACGTATGGCAAAGATTGTTGAACAAAGTATTGATTCGCTAATTCCCGACAACAAGAACTTCAACAAGGGAACGGAGTTCGGCGACCACCTTATGGACGGATCATTGCGAAAATTCGGTCTTGGTCGTTCCATCTTGCTTGACAAGAACGACCGAATCATTGCCGGAAATAAGACCGCAGAGAAAGCCGCCGAACTTGGTTTTGAAAACGTCCTTGTCGTGGAAACCGACGGCAACACCCTTGTTGCGGTGAAGCGAAAAGACGTTGATTTGGATTCAGCCAAAGGGCGTGAATTTGCACTTGCAGACAATGCCACAAGCAAAGCGAACCTTTGCTTTGATACCGACTTGATAATGCAAGAAGCCGAAAAATTCGACTTTGACCCCGAAGATTGGGGCGTTCCAATGGAGCAACCCGAAGAAGAACAACCCGAAGATGGCAAAAAGGAAATATCCACCAAACTGATTGTTGAGTGTGGCGATGTTTCCAAATTATCATTGTTATTCAGCGAGTTACAAGATAGGGGCTTTAAGTGTGAGTTGAAAGAATAAGTAATAATTGTAGCAAAATCAACCTAAAAAAGAGTTTTGACAATGGCAAAGTTCAGTAAAAAAACGGTGGAAAAGATTGTTGGGCTTATCAAGTCCGACACATACACCATTGCCGAAATTTGCCGCCAAGTGGGAATAACGCCGAAAACATACCATCAATGGGTGAACGATTACCCCGACTTTGCCGATGCTATCGAGCAAGCCAAGGACGAAAGAATGCAAGCGATGGTGATTGAAGCGAAAAAATCCTTGATGAAAAAGATTCAGGGTTACGAAGTAACGGAAACCAAGGTTGTAACCGTTCCCGGCACGAAAAAGGACGAAAAGGGCAACCCGAAACCCATTATCAAGGAGCAAACGACAACCAAGAAGTACATTCAGCCCGACACGGCGGCAATTATATTCACATTGACCAACGGCGACCCGGAACATTGGCGAAATAGACAATCCACCGAGGTAACAGGCAAGGACGGCAAAGACCTATTCGCCAACAAGACCGATGAAGAATTGGACAAGGAAATTGAAGAATTGAAGCGCAAATTGGGGTGATGCAGAAAAGGGCGGACAAAATAAAGTTTTACAAGGCATTGAAAGAACGGCTTATTCGTGAAAGTCGTTCCGATTTGTTGCGTTTCACCCTTTCCACAATGCCGACATTTCGCCCGGCAGACTTTCACCGCCGATATTACCACGTATTGACCGACTTTGCAGACGGCAAGATTCGCAAACTTATGGTCTTTATGCCCCCACAGCACGGAAAAAGTGAGGGTTCGACAAGGCGTTTGCCCGCTTTTCTATTGGGCAAAAATCCCGACAAGAAATTGGCGATTGTGTCGTATAACGCACCCAAGGCACGAAAGTTCAACCGAGAAATCCAACGTATCATTGACAGCCCGGAATATCACGACATATTCCCCGACACGGCTTTGAATCCTTCAAATGTTACAGCGGTGGCGGGTTCGTGGTTGCGAAATGCCGATGAATGCGAAATTGTGGGTTATCGTGGCGGATTCAAGACGGTTGGTGTTGGTGGTGCATTGACGGGTGAACCCGTCGATATTTTGATTATGGACGACATTTACAAGGACGCAAAAACGGCTTGGTCGTCAATTGTCCGCGAAAGTGTTTCCGATTGGTACGATACAGTTGCCGAAACACGACTTCACAACGATTCACAGCAACTTATTGTCTTCACACGTTGGCACGAAGACGATTTGGCGGGTACATTGTTACGCCAACAAGGTATTTACGACCCCGAAACGAACCCCGATGGTTGGGTGGTTGTCATATACAAAGCAATCAAAGAGGGCAAACCAACCGAATACGACCCACGCCAGGAGGGTGAAGCTCTTTGGAGTGAACGCCACAACCTGAACAAGTTGCAGTCGATACGCAAGCGAAATCCGCAAGTGTTCGATTCCTTGTATCAACAAGACCCACAACCACGTGCCGGATTGATGTACGAAAGTGGATTTGTGGAATATCTGATTCGTCCGGCGACAAAGTACGTCAAGCGCAAATGTTATGTCGATACAGCCGACACGGGCGCGGACTATTTGTGTGCAATCATATATGACGAAACCGATGTGGGCAACTACATTGTTGATGTGCTTTACACCACACGCCCGGTTGAGTACACCGAACCCGCGCTTGCAAAGATGCTTACCAAACACCAAGTGGCGGAATGTGTCGTGGAAGCGAACAACGGCGGTCGCCTATTCAAAAACAACGTGGAAAAACAATGTCGGTTGATGGGTAACGCCAAGACCAAGTTTTCAGCATTCCACCAAACCGAGAACAAGGACACACGCATTTACCAACATTCGGCAATGGTGCAGAACCTCACGTTTATGCCCCAAGGGTGGAAAAACCTATTCCCCGAATTTGCCAAGGCGATATGCGGTTACTTGAAAGCCGGACAAAACGAACACGATGATGCCCCCGATGCTTTGACGGGTACGATTGAAAAACGTGCAAACCGCAAGAAATCGGACGTGGCAAGTCTTTTTGGATTTTAATATATCACTATAAAACAAATGGATTATGACAATTGAAGAAATCTTGAAGTTAGCAAAGGAGAACAAAGGCAATGATGCCATTCCCGAATTGAAGTCCCACCGATATATCCCGCAGCCGGACACGGAAGCCGCGAACAAGGCTTTGAACCCCAAGTTGCATGATATAAACGACCTAATTAAGCGACCCGACAAGCGCGTGAAAGTCACGGATGATGCACAAGGTGAATCGGCACAAAAGATTATCGACACAAACGGAGAAAGCACGAATTTCCGCACGGTGAAAGTGGCACGTGTCGCCCTTGCACTTCAAAAGTTGATTATTTCCCGCGCCGTGTCGTTTTGCTTTGGTAATGCCCCGGAGTACAACAGCACCCCGGAGAATGAAAAGCAAGCAATGATTGTAAAGGCATTAAGCCGCATTCTTTATGATGTCAAAAGCAAGTCTTTGAACCGCAAAATCGGGCGGTCGATATTTGGTTACAAGGAATGTGCAGAGTATTGGTACACGGTGAAAAAGGACAAGAAGCATACCAAGTATGGATTCCCGACAAACCACAAGATGCGTTGTACCTTGTTTTCCCCGGCTTTTGGTGATACGCTTTATCCATTCTTTGATGAAACCGGGGATATGGTTGCATTTTCAAGGGCATTCAGCCGTAAGGACAGCAAGGATAATGCGATTGATTACTTTGAAACATTCACCGACACAGAACATTGGTTGTGGATAAATGGAAACAATGGATATGAGGTTGCCCCCGGCTATCCAAAGCCCGTTGCAATCGGCAAAATACCGATTATTTACGGACAACAACCCAAGTTTGAAACCGAAGATGTGGATGCACTGATTGACCGTTTGGAAACCTTGCTTTCCAACTTTGCAGACACTAACGATTACCATGCAAGCCCGAAAATCTTTGTTACCGGGCAAATCAATGGTTGGGCAAAGAAAGGTGATTCCGGCGCGGTTATCGAGGGCGAAGATGGCGCAACCATGCAATATGTGTCATGGCAGCAAGCCCCGGAAGCGGTCAAGTTAGAGATTGAAACCCTTTTGAAGCTGATATACACAATCACGCAGACACCCGACATATCCTTTGATTCCGTCAAGGGTCTTGGGGCTATTTCCGGGGTTGCCTTGAAGTTGCTTTTCATGGATGCCCATCTAAAAGTCCAAGACAAATGCGAAATCTTCGATGATTATTTACAACGCCGCGTGAACGTGGTTCTTGCATATATCGGTCAAATGAATACCACGCTTGAAGAAGAATGTGAACAAGTGGAGATTGAACCCGAAATTGTGCCGTACATGATTACAAGTGATATTGACGATTTGAATTATTGGCTTACCGCCAACGGTAACAAACCCGTCATTTCGCAAGAAGAATCGGTTGAAAAGGCGGGTATTTCCAAGGACGTACAAAGGACGATGGCGAAAATCAAGGAACAACACGCAAGTGAAAATTCGTTCATCATTGGTGAACCTCAAATTGATGGCGATGCGTAAGGTCTTGTTTGCAATCCTGATGGTGCTTTGTCTTGCAAGTTGCAAAGAAAGCCCGGTAAGTGGGTATGTTGTCGGGAAAGCATTTGTCCCGGCACATACCACCACCCAATACAATGTTGTGTTGAAGATGCCACAAACAAGGAGTGTCCCCGACCAATGGATTGTGTGGGTGGCTGATTCGTGCGGTGTCCGCCGTTGCCACGTTGATAAACCCACGTTTGACCGAATGAAACACGGTCAGTTCGTAACCTTAAAGGGAACTTATTATGGCAAAGAAGAAGATTAAAGAAGAAGTCAAGTTCCGATGCCGTGATTGTGCCAATTCATACGATTGGCACGACAAGGCACACGATGGGCATTTGATATTGTGCCGTTGCAAACTTGATGCAAAGACCGATTTTGGCAGATGGTGCAAGTTCTTGTCCGACCCCGCGTGTGAACACTTCAAAATAAGACCGAAAGAAAGTTGATTGTATGGCAAAGAAAAGGCAGAAAACAACGCGGTTTTCGATTCAATCATACGATGCCGCACATTACAGGCAAACGGAGCAATACACGCAAGCCGTTGAAGCCTTATTTGACCGTGCCACCGCCGAGATAACAAGGGCGGCGGCAAAAGGCACATACAACCCCGAAAAGCCCTTTTCTTTCGATGATTACCCCGGTGTTAAGTCGGTGATGCAAGATGTAACCAAGCAACTTGCAAGCCGAATGATAACAGTTGTTGAAACCGGGTCGAAGAAACAATGGTTGTTCGCTTGCGACAAGAACGATGGCTTCATTGAATCCATAATGGACACGTCCAAGGTAAGCAAGGCACGTTTGCGAAAGATGCAAGACCGCAACTTGGAAGCATTGCAGACGTTCCAACAACGCAAGGTCGAGGGAATGAACCTTTCACAAAGGGTTTGGAAGTATGTTGGGCAATACAAAGACCAATTGGAATCCGCCCTTGATGTGGGTTTGGGTGAGGGACGAAGTGCCGACCAACTTTCACGCGATGTCCGGGAAAACCTCAAAGAACCGAACCGATTATTCCGACGTGTGCGTGATAAGCGCGGAAACCTTGTGTTGTCCAAAGCTGCAAGGGCATTCCACCCCGGACAAGGTGTTTATCGTTCATCGTACAAGAACGCAATGCGATTGATACGTTCCGAAATCAATATGGCATACAGGGAAAGCGACTTTTTGCGTTGGCAATCCCTTGATTTCGTTGTGGGCTTTGAGATACACCGAAGCAACCACGAACCATTGTGTAAATGCGACCTTTGCGAAAGGTTGGTTGGTCGTTACCCAAAGACGTTCAAGTTCAAAGGGTGGCACCCGCAATGTATGTGTTACGCAACGCCTATTTTGATGGACGAAGAAACCTTTGATGAAAACGAGTTGGGCGACCTCAAAGCGGCATTGCACGGAACAAAATACAAGCCATTGCAAGCAAAGAATGTTGTTACCGATGTGCCGGACGAGTTCAAAAAGTGGGTGAAAGACCATATCGAAGCGCAAAAGAATTGGGGTTCGACCCCCTATTTCATCAAAGACAACTTCAAAGATGGCAAGTTGTCCGAGGGCTTGAAGATTACATTGCCAACGGCTCAGGTTCAAACCGATATTCTTGCACCTTACCGGGCGCAAATCGAGCAAGCAAGACAACAGGCGACCAAGTGGGGATTGTCCGTGCAACTTACGATGTTGGACAAGTATGTTGCCGACAAGGATATTGCAAGCATACAAAGCCGAATCGCCACCATTCAATCCAAAGCGGCACAAATGGAACAAGCCGATGCGGATATTCGCCGCAAATGTGCCGAATGGGGCTTGTCCACACACATTCTTGACGAAGCAATGCGCAATCCTGATTCAAAGAATATCTTGGCGAAAATGTCGGAGTTGGAAGATAGGTGTTTTGAAGCTGAAAAAGATTACAAAAAGTTCATTGCAGATGCCACAAATGCAATACAAGAAGCACGAAAATACAAAATTGACGTTTCGAGAATGCTTAATGATATTGCCACCATTACGGGCGATAAGCGCGAATGGGTGATGTGCAAAGCATCGTATAAGAAAGCATTGCAAGACTTCTTGGATAAGATTTCAAGCGCAAGGAGGATAACACCGACTTCAAGGCAAATGCCTGATGAATTAAAGGCAAAATCAACGTATTTGAATGGTGAAGATTACACCTTTGACAAAGATTTCTTTGATTTGATAGACCCAAGCAAGCCAATACGCCTTGAAATACTTGATTCGGATAGCGGTTCTTATTCATCTTCCGTTGGCGACTTGGTGCATATTGCCGGAAAGAAACGTGGTGCAAAAAGCCCTTGGGAGTGCAAAGCGGTTATTTATCACGAATATGGGCATTGCATTGATGCGCAACGTGCATTATGGACGGATAGCAAATTGATAAATATGCGAAACGCCCAAATTAAGATATTGAAGAAGAAACGTGAATATACACTATATGAACGCAAGTGGAATCACAATGGAGGTGGTTGGTATTACGAAAGAGTAACCAAAACAATGTCAATGGTTGAATATATTGATACCAAGTTGCAACAGTTGCAAGATAAGATTTGGGGAATGAAAGACGAAGTGTTTACAAAACGAGGAATCACCAAGTGGGACGTTTTGGAGCAAATCGGAAGCACCCGCGACACCATCAAATCGCTTGTTGTTAAGTATGGCGATGGACATTCAACGGCTTACTTTAAGAAAAAGCGAATGTCCGAAACTGAATATCTTGCACACGCATTTGAAAACGCATTCTTGGGTAATAGAGTGTTCCAAAAGTATTTGCCGGACATCTACAACGAAATGATTGCCTACATTAGAACATTGAAACCAATTAAATAAAGTAATTTTGCAACCAAATTAGTAAATTATGGATATTGACGTAAAGAAGTTGAAAGGTATTGACTTGTATTATTACCTTACAAGCGAGTATTCGGGAACGGAGTATGCGGAAACCGTTTCATTGTTGATGTATGCAGAACCCGACAGGGAAAAGGCATTGGTATTGCTTGAAAAAATGGTTCAAGATGGGAAACGTCTTGTGGCTATATATCCCGGCAATGGCGATGTTGTGCCAAGGGGTGCGGAATTGGTCGGTGATATTCCCGACGGTGCTTTATATATTGCATAATAAATGGGGGTGTGCTTTTTAGGCAACCCCCCATTTTTGTTATCATTTGTTCCACATACTGCAATCGGTTGGTTTACATACTTGGAAACGATTGTTTTTGTCCGCCAAGTGTTGCCCGGTATTGGCGCAAATGTATTTGTTCACGCCAATATCAAGAACGCAATGTTGGCACGTCCAACAGCATTCAAACTTGAACTTATCGTTTCCCATTGTTTCGGTTTGTTTTCTTTCGGTGGATAGTTCCACGGTAAATGATGCACTTGTTGTTGCGATATGGCTTTGAATCCGTTATTCCATACGCCCACAACCGAGATTTCGACACGCCCAAGTCAAGGGGTGTGAACTTGTCGAATATCGCGGTGATAGAACCGAAATAATGGTGGTTGTCGTCGCCAAAGCAAACGTGATATATGGTTGTTCCGTTCATAATCATTTTATTCTATAAACACGTACACCATCGTTGATTTTCCTTGTTGTAAATTGCCATTCGGGCGCGTTTCTTTTGCACCACGATTTTGCGTTTTGAATCAATAAGGCTTGCTTTTTATAGGAATAACCATCAATAAAAAACGAATCCCCAACGCGCATTGAAGCCCAAGGATATTTTGTTTTGTTTCCCTGAACAACTTTGCAATAATGTTTTGGGACAAGACAATGTTGTTGCATTTCCATATTACTTCAAGTTAAAATCAAACCATTCTTTGGGCGAATTGAACGCCGCCTTTTTCACTTGGCGATAAAACGCCTTGTTCAGTTTGCGAAGCCTTGCCAAACATTCGTGGGGATTCCAACGGAAGTCCGGCATTACTTCATTGTTCGCGGCGTAAATACCGCCTTGTTTTGGCTCAAAATGAGCAAAGGCAACCAAGTGTCCATCTTTGACGAAAACAATGTCTTTGACGGCTTTGTTTGGCTTGTGGTGGAGTGTTAAGGACGTGCAACCGTTGTAATACTCAACAATCTTGCGGTGTTGTTCCATTGCTTCTTGCATCTTGCTTGCCTTGTTCTTGCGGAAATCCCACATATTCTTGGCGACCTGGTGCCGGAGTTCCGCCACATTGATAGGTTCTTTCCCGGTTGCCACGTCATACGGCAACATTCCATTGGCAAACATTCGTACAGCGCGAACAAAGTTTTCCTTGTCCACCACCTTGTCGTGAAGTTCTTTCACGAAATCCACCGTCAAGCCATACTTGCTTGCGAGTGCTTCAAAATTCATCTTTTCCATTGCGAAAGTAACTATTTTATTGAATATAATTATTAAAACAAGTTTAATTGATGCCCGCGTTTTTTGATGGTCTTTGCATATATGGGGCATTTTTCACTATATGCACATCTTATCCATAGTTGCGAAAGTTTATTGGTAGCAAACGCCACCCGATTGAAAATTGTACTTTTTGCGAAATTCCTCTTGTTGTGGCGAAAAGCGGAAATAAGAAATGGCGTTTTGTACAATAGACACGATTTCAATTCCGGCAAGCGGACGGAATCGGTCGTAAATTGCCACCACGTCAGCATTCAGGACAACGCCTTTGTTGGCGATGATGATGCCCTTGATTTCGTTTCGGATTTCCTTTGTAAGATTCTTCATTATTGCGAAAGGTATTGTGGGGGCAATCGCCCCCGGTGATTAAATAATTTCGTTGATTGTGCGTTGGATTCTTGCTTCAAGTTGTTTCATTTCTTCATCAATCGAACCAAGGTTATATCCACAATCTTTGTTGGCATCTTTGGAATCCGTAACGCATTGGAAGAAACGCGACATAAATTTTTTGAGTTCGTGCAGCTTGGTTTGCATCTTGACCAATTCAAAAATCGTTGTGCAATACTTCTTTGCGGACACTTCTTTGCAGAAATAGAATGAAGATGCAGAGATTCCCCAATTAAACACGGTTGTTGATTCAATAGACACTTGGAAACCGATTGTTTCAAAGTTGTCGTTCTTAACGATAATTGCTTTCATTGTTGCGAAAATTTAAGTTCAAAATTCTTGTTTGTTGCATCGTGTGTTATAGTAACACACTGCAAAGATAGATGTTTTATTTAATATAACAACCATTTTGCAAAGAAAAATGCAATTGCAATGCAAAAATGTTGATAAGTAAAGCACAAGTTCGGTTCTTTCTATGTGTGTGTCACTATAAAACACAGTAAATTTGCCATTGATTTGTTGAACCAATAATATTTATCGGAAAAAATGAAAGAAACAATTTTGGCATTACTGATTGCAAAGTTTTCAGGCGTGCGAAAAGATGGACTTGTTGCAATGGCACGTTCAATGGCGTTACATTGCGCAACCGAAGATGATGCGAAAGCCCTTGTGGACAAAATCACCGATGCGCAAGTGAACGAGTTTGTAAAGGACTATCGCGCCGATGTGGACAAGGAAGTGTCCAACAGTAACAAGGCATTTGAAACAAACTTGAAAAAGAAGTTCGATTTCGTGGAAAAGAAAGTTGAACCCGGCAACAAGACCAATCCCGACCCGAACGGCATTTCCGAGATTGTGAAAGCGGCGGTTGCCGAAGCGGTGAAGCCATTTCAGGAAAAATTGTCGAGTTATGAGCAAGGCGACCTTGCAAAATCAAGGCTTCAAACATTGAACGAGAAGTTGGCGGAGTGTAAGGACGAAACTTTCAAGGCGCAGACCCTGAAAGATTTTGCCCGAATGAAGTTCGACACGGACGATGATTTCAACGAATACTTGAACGAAAAGGTTGCGGACATTGCCACCGCAAATCAAACAATGGCAGATGCCGCGTTGAGCAATTCCGGCGGTACACCTTTATTCTCACAAAAAGAGGATAGCGGCGTTTCCAAGGGCGTTGCCGAGTTTGTGGCAAGCCAAAAGCCTGACAACAATTCGTTTTCGGGCAAGGAACTTTAAGTAAAACCCTAAATTTTCAAAACAATGTCATTGACAATTAAGAGAAAAAAGGACAATCGCGTTGTGAAGTGCATTCTTCACCGCGTTGCGGACATTCCCGGTGGTGTAACCGTATCGGTTGCAAACTTGGGTGGTTCGGCATTGTTTGAGGGAACGCCCCTTGCAAAGGGTGCAAATGGTCTTTATGTGGTTTGTAAGACCGCACAGGTAATCACCGAAGCGACTGCAACCGCAACAACCTATGAGGTGGCAAAAGGACACCACTTCAAGGTTGGCGACCGTTTCGCAACATCGGCTTGCAATGGTCAGTTGATTACAGCTATCGACAAGACCGATGCCGCAAAGGACGTTATCACCGTCGAAACAACACTTGATGCAGTAGTTACCGCCGGAACTTGTGCATTTGAATCAAGTGGCGCAAACAAGACATTGAAGAATACCCCGGTTGCAATCGCGGGTTCAAATCACGATGTCGAGAATGGCGACAACTTGTTTGTTGATGCTTGGGTTATCGGTGTGGTGAATACCGCAACAGCCCCCGCCGTGTGTGATGCCCACAAACAGGCATTAAAAACAATCGCTTATGTGTAACCCCAAAAAGTAAACCAATATGCAGAAATCATTGATGGTTGGGTTGAATGAAAAGGATATGGAAGCCGTAATTCGCACTTACGACCTCAAAGATTACTATTATCCAACCCTTTTCCCACTCAAAGAAACAAATTTCTTGACGTGGAAAATGCTTGAAGCGCAATCGGGCTTGAAGATTGCCGCCGACCTTGTGTCAAGGGGTGCGACAATTCCTAAAAAGACCCGTGAAGCAATTTCACGCATTCAGGGCGATATTCCAAAGATTACAATCTCCCGTGATAAAAACGAAGATGAATTGACCGAATACGACATAATGGTGGCAATGTCGAGCAACAACCCCGACTTGAAAGCCCTTGTGGAGTTTTGGGCGGAAGATACCAAGTTTTGTTGGGACGGTGTGGCAGCACGTGCGGAGTGGATTGCCTTACGTCAAATTTCGCTTGGAAAGGTCAAGTTCACCAATTCCAACAACGCGGCGGTCGTTACCGAATACGATGTTGATTACCTGATTCCATCGGAGCAGAAAATCGGCGTTGCAACTTCTTATGCAAGCGGCACAGGCGCAAAGCCTTTGTCGGTTGATTTCCCAAAGGCAATCAAACTTGGCAAGAAGTTATACGGTGCATCGTATAAGTTCGCATTTATGAACGCGGACACTTTCGAGAAATTCGCTTCACAGGAGGAAGTTTTGAAGAAGTGTTCTTCATACGTGCAGAACGTGGCGGGCGTGCTTGATGCACCCGACCTTGCGACCGTGAACGCATATCTTAACAAGAAGAAAGAGTTGTATCGTGGTTTGCAGATTATCGTAATCGACCAAGAGATTACAATCGAACTTGCAGACGGTACACGTACCACCTCAAATCCTTTTGAGGACGATGTAATTCTTTTCAGCGAAAGCAAGGTTCTTGGAAACACCTATTGGAAGAAGCCTATTGACGCAAAGAAGATGCCCGGAAGTGTTGCCGAAAAGGTTATGCACGGACATACTTTGGTCAAGAAGTATTCCAACGAATCGCCCGTTCAAGAAGTTACCGAGGGAATCGCAAACCTTTTCCCGGCTTGGAATCTTGCGGGTCGAAGTGTGTTGATGCAGACCAACGCGACTTCTTGGAACAAGAACTAACATTCGACCGACGGGGCGTTGTGATTTCGGTTATACCGCCCCAACGGTCTTTTTGCAAGACAATGAGTTATGACAAACAAAGAGTATTTGACCAAATCATTAAACGGGCTTAACGTAAGCGAAGATGATATTGATATTATCTTGGTGAAAGGTGGGCTTGTCGCCGATGATACGGTGGACACAAGGGCTTGTGATGTATCGGTGTACAATCGAATGTCGGTTGTCCTGAAAGGTATGTTGCAAAATGTGTCCGAGGGTGGATATTCCATTTCGTGGAATATGGAAGCCGTCAAAATGTATTATTCCGCACTTTGCAATGAATTGGGCAAAGAAAATGTGTTGGTCGCACGTCCGAAAGTTCGCAACCGTTCAAACATTTGGTGATTATGGCATTCGTGAAACAATATCCACATTACCTTTTCATCGAGGAATCCACCGAATCCGTGCAAGACGCGGACGGCAATTGGACGGAATGCGACAAGTCGCGCAAGTTCATTTCTATGTGCCGTGAGGAATCGGACGGCAAGGGTACGGAATACCAAGTTGCCGGGGGTGAATACCACAAGGCAACATCCGTGATTCAATGCCCAAAAGGTTGTCCCAAAGTAAGCAAAGGCGCAAGGGTGTTTGTTGCAAACGACCCCGAATGTGCGGATGTCCGCATTGAGGGTATTTGCTTAAACTTTGACCCCGCGCAACTTCATTCAAGGCTATGGGTATAAAGGCGAATTTCACAAAAGATGATGTCAAGGCGCGTTTCGATGCGTTCCTTGATGAAATCCAAAGAAAGCAGATTGCAAGGTTGCAAAGACTTGGCGAAATGTGCTTGATTGAAGCCCGGACAAACAAGGGCTACATGATGCAGACAGGCGCATTGCTTTCTTCAACGGGTTATCAAGTCTTTGTTGATGGCGTTGCCGTACACACCCAATTTGATGCCGCAAGTGGCGCACAAAGTGAAGATGCCGCAAAGGGTATCAAGGCAGGGCAAACCGTAGCCGAAGCGATAGGCAAGGAAACAAAGGGTGTTGCTCTTGTGGTGGTCGCAGGAATGAATTACGCAGCCTATGTCGAAGCGAAAGGAAAAAATGTGCTGACAAGCGCGGAACATCTTGCAGAACGGGAATTGCCCCGGATGTTGGAAAAGTTGATAAGTAGCATTAAACGAGCAGCCGAATGAAAAGTACATTTGATACCGATGCGATTTTGTTTGATTTGCTGAATGGAAAAACGGCAATCAAAGGTGGTGTCTATGTGGGCGATGACCGCCCGGAAGATTCAACCGATGAAGATATTGTTGTGAACACGATTGATTTGCCCCAAGACAGTTTGCCGCAAATCGGAACATCGAACATCAACATATATACAGCCGACACAAGCAAGAAAATCAAAGGCAAGATGCAAGTTTCGGCAAATCGAACACGATTAAAAGCCTTGGCAAATGAAGTCATGGCAATAGTGAGAAAGGCGAATATAACAGGGTTGAAAGCAATTCCCGGCAACATGGCTGTCATGTATGAGCCGACAAGCAAACAGCACTTTGTGAACATTCGCATTGATTGGAACATTCAAATTGATTAAATTATGGCAACAAGAACATCTTTAATTACACTCGGGCTTGCTGAAATCCAAGTTGGTGCAGCGTCCAAGGCAGGCACAATGCCAGTGAGTCTTGCAAAAATCGGCAAGACCTACAAGGACACTTGTAAAATTGCCCAAGATTCCGCCGATGTCACGGAGCATTACGAAGAGGGTATGGCAGCACCGGAAGTGCGCAAGAAGTCGCGCAAGATTCCCAAATTGACATTCTCCATCATGGATGCCAATGTGCAAGACCTTGTGGACTATGTGGGCGGTGCTAACATTGGAACATCATCCGAACCTAAATGGGGCTATGACGGTAACGAAGTGGTTGCGAACAAAGCAATCTTTGTCAAGACCGAACAGGGCTTGGACTTTGAGATTCCGAATGGCGACATTGAAGCGGTTATCAATGCCGATATGTCGGCAAAGGGTATTTTCCTTGTTGATTTTACCGTTACCCCTATGGCAGTAGATGCAGGAAAAGCATTGCGCGGTATTCCCAAAAAGAATACGTAATCGGGGCATAACAGAAACCCGAAGCCCCGGAATGATGATTTCCGGGGCTTTTATTTTCAAGCAAAGTACACAAAGAATGTAATATGTTGATTTATAGAAACTTTTTATTTGCAAACAAAATCCATGTCAGAAATAAACAAACTTGAACAGGAGCGCAAAGAGTTGAACACCTTGATAAATAAGGGTGTGTCTTTTGAAGTCAAGGACATTGAGTTTGAAACACACAAGCGATTCTTTGGGCTGATAAAAAAGCACATTCCCAAAGAGGTGACGCGGACATTCAAAATTGAAGAAGTGACCCTTTCAACCCTTGACCGCCTTTCGGCTGAATGGATTGAATTTGCCATTGATGAATCATTGATGAAGTCGGCGGATGGAATGAAACGTGCAAGGGGGCTTGCAAAAGAACACGCGGTGCGTTGTGCAAGAATCATTGCCATTGCCGTATTGGGCGAAAATCGCTTGATTCCTTGCCCGTGCAAGGGCGGAACACGTTGGGTTGAGGATGTGAAAGCCCTTGAAGAATTAACGGCTTTATTCACAAGGAAAATCAAGCCATCAAGATTGTATCAAATATGTGTCCTTGTCAATGCAATGTGCAATCTTGGGGATTTTTTGAACTCTATTCGATTGATGCAGCCGGAAAGAACCACAATGCCGAATCGGATAGAGGAAAACAACGAGGGTTAAACAGTCCCCACGGACGGCGGGGCGCGATATGCGAACATTTCGGGTGGACTTATGATTACTTGTTACACGGCATTGCATGGTCAATCGTTCAACGCATGATGATTGATGCACCAAGTTATGATTTAAGCGATGAAAGCGAGGTGCAAGAAATTGTCTTGACCGAGGACAACAACCAACAGATTATGAACTTTGTAAACTCAATGATGTAATGGCAGAAATTGACGGCGGGGCATTATCGTTCAAATCCGTAATAGATAATGACCAATTGAATGCGGCGATTGAAGAAACCTTGCGGCGCGTACAAGGTTTTTCCGATGCCGTTGTTGGCACGGGCGACACAATGGATTCAACCACACAAGAAATGGTTGAATGTATCGAGATACAAAAACAAGTCATTCAGGATTTGGAAACGACCGTTTCCGATTTGAATGCCCGTATTGATTCAATCGAACCAGGGGACGCGCAAAACATCCTGATTGAACAAGCCAATGCCGCCCGGCAAGAACTTGAAGCAGAAAGAAAGGGTTTGGCAGACTTGGAAAGTCAGTTGAACACCGTGCAACAAGCCAATGCGGGGGCGGCAATGTCCTTTGAACAAGTCCGAGCAACCCTTAGCCAAATCGGTGCGGCTTGTGAGGTTCACGAACAAGAACTTGTGCGCCTTGAAGCCGAATATGAGCGTTTGGGGGTTGAAATGGGCAAGGCTTATTCTTCCGGGCGCGATGATGAATATATTGCCTTGAAGCAACAACAAGCAGCGATTCAAGGTGAAATCCGTGTGCGCAAGTCTTTGTTGAATGAGTTGCGCGACCAATCCAATGCCCTTGAAGATGTGGCAATCAAGATTGAAACAGAACGTGCCAATGTTGAAAAGGCGGCAAATGCGCATACTTCTTTGCGTTCAAAGATTCGTGAACTCAAAGAAGAAATGGCTAACTTAGTTGCAAATGGCATTGACGAAAATTCGGAAGCGTACAAAAAACTTGTAAACGAATTAGGTCGATTGCAAGACATACAAGGTGACATTCAGGCGCAAGGCTCTGTTTTAGCCAATGATGAAAACCAATTTGCGGGTATGTTGTCTGGCTTGCAAGGTGTTGTCGGTGGATTCACGGCGGCACAAGGCGCGGTTGCCTTATTTGGTGCGGAGAATGAAGAATTGCAAAAGATAATGTTGAAAGTGCAATCCTTAATGTCTATCACGATGGGATTGCAACAAGTGGCACAGACCTTGAACAAGGATTCCGCCTTTTCCCTTGTTACCTTGAACAATGCAAAGGAATGGTGGAACAATCTTTTAGATGTAGGACGCGGAAAGCAGATTGCGGACACGGCAGCGATGGAAGCCAACACGGTTGCACAAGTCACCAACACCGCTTCAAAGACCGCCGGAGCAACGGCGGAAACGGCAAAGGCAACCGCACAAGCAGCCGGGACAGCGGCTGCAGAAGCCAATACCGTTGCCCAAGGAGTGAACACGGCGGCAACCGGGGCGCAAGCAGCGGCGGCAACCGCAGGAACGGCGGCAAATATAGGACTTGCCGGAGCATTCCGAATGGTAGGGGCGGCGATTAAGTCAATCCCGGTGTTCGGTTGGATTCTTGCGGGCATATCCGCATTGATAGCCCTTGTTTCCCACTTTGTCGGCAAGGCTAATGAAGCGAAAAAGGCACAAGAAGAATGGTATAAATCGGTTGCCGACAACGTGTATAAGCCCGTTGCCGCGATTGAAGAATTATCCATGAAATGGAATCAACTTGGCGATAACTTGGAAGCCAAAAGAAAGTTTGTCGAAGCAAACAAAAAGGCTTTCGATGCTTTGGGTGTGTCCGTTCTTGATGTGTACGATGCCGAAAATCTTTTGGTCAAGAATAAGGATGCTTTCATTGAAGCACAAATTGCCAAAGCGAAAGCCATGATTTATGTGCAACAGGCACAAGAAAAGGTGAAAACCTTGATGGAGCAAGAACAAAAGTACAATGCAATGTCGGACACCAAAAGTGTTTGGGTGCAAACATCAAGTTTTGGCACGGGTTATTATATTGAAGCCCGGAACACCGAGAAAGACAAATTGAAAGTTGCAAATGATGCCTTACGTGCGGAAATAAAAAAGGGATTTGAGAATGCCGCCAATGCGGAAACCGAGGGCATGAATACCTTGAAGAATGCAAGCATCAATGCAACGCAGACATACGCGGATGGTTCTTTGGGGGCAATCCAAGAAGCAATCCGATTGAAGCAAGAAGCCTTGAACAGCCTTACCAACAATGAGGACTACAAAAAGGCTATGAAAGAAATTGAGGACTTGCAGAAGCAAGCCGACAAAATCACCGGGACAAAAAGAACCATTGGGGGTAGCAGTAAGGGCGGCGGTTCAACCACCAAAGACCCATTCTTGGAAAAGTTGGAGAAATACAAGTCCGAATATACCCGATTTATGAAGTGGATAAATTCGGGCGATGATGTGTTGGTTAAAGCCGCCAACCAAGAATTTGCCGGATTGCTTAAAGAGGGTGCGACATACATTGACTATCTGAAAAAACAACGTGATATTATCTTGGAAGTCGATGTTGCCAACCGTACCAAGTCACAGAACCAACAGTTGCGCCAACTTAATGATGCCATTGCGGAAGAAACAAAGAAAACCGTTTTGGAAGCATTCAACAATGAATTGTCCGAACAATTGACCAATGCCAAATCCGTGCTTGAAATGCTGAACATCATTGAGCAAAAGCGCAAGGAATTGTCCGGGGATGGTACGGAATTAGACAATGCGAAACAAGACGCATTGAATGATGCCGAAAAGAACGCGCAAGAGCAATTGAAAGAGGAAACACAAGCCTTGCTTGATGAATATGCGTCCTACATGGAGAAAAGGCGGCAAATTGATGAACAATACAATGCCGACCTTGCATTGCTTCAACAGAAGCGCGCCCAAGCCCAAAGCGATTCGGAACGTGCCGAAATTGATGCGGCAATAAAAAACCGCACAAAGAAGTATGAAGCCGACACCAAGGGTTCGGGAAATGCCGATTATGATGCGATGTTGGCGGATTACGGTTCGTTTGAGCAACGCAAGCAAGCAATCATTGATGAATATGCCGAAAAGCGGAAAATCGCGCAAGAAATGGGCAATCAAGATATGATTGATGCCCTTGACCGTGCGCAAGCGCAAGCCCTTTCAAAATTCGCCCTTGATGAAATGAAGTTGTCCCCGGATTGGGAATTGATGTTTGGCAACCTTGATGAAATCACCACCAAGAAACTTGAAGAACTGATTGCAAAAATCAACGGTCTTGATGGTGTATACCTTGGCATTGAGTTTGACCCCAAAGACCTTGAAACGCTAAAAAAGAAAATCGAGGAAATGAAAGGTGAAATCCAAGAACGCAACCCGTTCAAGGCACTTATTTCATCAATCAAAGATTATTCCAAGGCGGCGGACAGCGAGAGCAAGAAAAAGGCATTGTCCAATATGTTTGAGAGCGCAACCGGGGCAATAGACCTTGTAAAAGGGTCGCTTGATGCAGTTGTTTCCGGCATGGACAAGATGGGCATTGCAATGGATGATAACACGCAAGCAATCCTTGGTGATATTGGCGGAATCCTTGATGGTGCAAGTCAGGTTGCGCAAGGTATTGCAACGGGCAACCCTTTGTCAGTAATTCAAGGGTCAATCGGTTTGCTTTCATCCGCTTTTGACTTGTTCAATTCCCGTGACCGCAAGGCGGAAAAGCAAATCAAGAAGCATCAACAAGCAATCAAAGACCTTGAAAACGCATACAAGCAACTTGAATGGCAGATTGACAAGGCTTTGGGCGCGGATGTGTACGATGGGCAGATGCAAGCCATTCACAACATGGAGCAACAACGGCAGCACTTGCAAGGAATGTGGCAAGCCGAAGAAAGCAAGAAGAAAACCGACCATGACAAGGTGCGCGACTACAAAGAACAATATGCAGAACTTGGACGGCAAATTGAAGATATGTATGATGCCATTTCCAAGGACATATTGCAGACAGACGCAAAGGATTTTGCCGGGTCGCTTGGTGATTCTCTTGTTGAAGCGTTCAAAAAGGGTGAAGATGCTTCAAAGGCTTTTGAAACGACCGTGAATGAAGTGTTGCAAAATGCCATTGTGAACCAATTGAAAAAAAGATTCCTTGAACAACAGCTTCAAGGCGCGCTTGACCAATTGGAAAAAAACATGGGTTATTGGAATGGTGACACGTTTGTTTTCGATGGTCTGACGGATGCGGAAATTGAATCATTCAAGAACAAAGTTCAGTCCGCCGCCAATAACTTCAATCAAGCATTGGGCATTTATAAGGACTTGTTCAAAGACCTTATGGATGATGAAACGGATGAATCATTGACAGGTGCGGTGAAAGGTGTAACCGAGGAAACGGCAAGCATTGTCGCCGGACAAATGAATGCAATCCGTATAAACCAACTTGAAGCCACGGCGATATTGCGCCAATCCTTGCAACAATTGAACATGATTGCGGCAAACACCCAATACAACCGCTATTTGGTTAAGATAGACCATATCATTTCATTGTTGGAGAGTTCCGGCAACACCTTACGTTCACAAGGTTTGTCCTAATATGTGTCACTATAAAACGAAAATATGATGAATCTATCAAAAGAACTTGCAGAACAAGCCCGAAAACAGGGTATTTGCAAAGAATGGCACGATGAATTGTTGTCCATCAAAGACAAAGACGCAATGGTTGCGATGTATTTGCGTGGCATTGATTTTTGCCTTTCAAATGACTATCCCGGAAATGACTTCATAAGAAGCCATTTCAAAGGGGTAATGGAGAAACAAGGGGTTTTCCTTGATGATGCCGTAAAAGTCGAAAATAAGCCCAAATGCGTGTGTTTGGGGGCTTGTTCCGGCAATGTTGTGGTGGATGGCTTCAACACTTGTGAAGTTTTCGTGAAGCATGATTCGGAAATTGTCATTTCTGCAAAGGACAATGCCTTTGTCATGGTTGATGTTTTCGATAATGCAACGGTGATGATTCATGCACACGACCGGGCAAAAGTGTGTGTGAACAGATATGGCGGTGTGGTGAACCACTTTGCCGATGGTGAAGCGGTCGTAAAAATCCGGGAAAAGAATAAAAAAACTTATTGATATGAATGCGAACAATATAATCTTTCAAATGCCTTTCGATGAAAGCGATGGGGCAACAATTGCGTATGATTACAGCCAAAACCGCGCCGATGGCGTTGTTGATGGGGCGCATTTTGTAGCCGGAAAGAACGGCAATGCCATTTCTTTTTCCGGGAATGACACTTGCGATGTGTCCAAAAGCATCTTGCCGAACATGAATGTTGAATTTACCATTCTTACATGGGTTCAGGGGCGAGAAGCGGCAATCGGTTCACCTCAAAAGATGATTTGGAACTTGAACTTTTCGGGCTTGAACAATTATGTCGAAGTGGCTATTGAAGCCAAGCCCGGTTCTTGGTTCTCACTTGCCGTTACAAGGCGCGGTGGGTTATACCAATTTTATGTCAATTCATCTTTGATTAAGACCATCAACAATTCAAGCACACTCAAAGGCGTTTCGCTTAATCAAGACTATTACGGCGGTGACTATGGCTTTGGCTTGCTTGATGATGTCAAAATGTATAATGTCGCATTGACACAAGCCGACCTTATCAACGAATTGTCAAACGCAAAGCAACAAGCATACTTGTTGGATGGTGTGGACTTCAAAACGTGGGGTGTGTATGTGTCCGGGTCGGAGGGTATTTTGAACCGCCCGAAGTTGAAATCCCCGGCAAGTCTTTCTTGGGACAATTACCACGGCGAAAGTGTGGATTTGTACCACAAGTTTTACGAAGCCCGTTCAATCACCTTGTCTTGCTTTGTCAAGGCAGAATCGAAGATGGATTTCATCAAGCGTGTATCGGAATTTGAATCCCAATTTGACAAGAAAGGCACAAACCGACTTGTTGTTGATGTCCACCCGATTAAACCTCTAATATACGAAGTCTATTGCAAGGATGCAATCGAGATTCAAAAGGAGTGGTCGGATAAACTGATGGTGGGAACATTCAAGTTGAAGTTGGTTGAACCTGAACCCGTGAAGCGAGTGTTGAAGCACATTCGCATTTCAGAAGCCACAAAGACTTGCACAATCACCCTTTCAACATCCAAACTTGTGAACATCTATTGGGGTGACGGTCAAGTTGATTATGACATTTCGGGAGATTCAAAGACAATCACCCACAATTACACACAAAATGGCGGCTATTTCCCGGTAATAACCGGGTGCATTGAAGAAATCACCGAATTTGAAACAAATGCAATCATTGTATGGGAACGAATTTGATAATCTTAAAAGCTAACGGCGACCGTGTGCCTATGCAAAACAGGCGCACGGCAACGCGCGTGACATCCGGCAAGCAGAATTGGGCATTGAATGCGGAAGATACATTGAATATCACCGTTGAATCACCATTTCCACAACAATACAACATTGGTGATTCAATAACCATGTTCGGTCGTGTCTACAAGTTAAACCGATTACCCAAGGTAAAACGAAGCGGGATGCACGAATTTTCCTATGACTTGGAATTTGAGGGCATACAATATGACTTGTTGCGTGCTACATATGACTTGACCATTGACACGACCAACAACCAATTGCAGGATGTACAAGGTGATTCCTTGACGGGGGATTTGCACCGCTTCATGGTCGTTTTGATTGCCAATGCCAACCGCGTATTCCCTGGCAAATGGGTGTTGGGAACTTGCCCGGAAACTATCGGTGACAAGACCTTGACTTTTGGGGAATCTGACAATTGTTTGTCGGTTCTTCAAAACCTTTGCAATGCAACCAATTTTGGTGTCGAATTTGACATTGAAACGAAAAATGGCATTCACACAATCAATCTGAAAGAACGTGTCGGACAGACTTTGCCATATACATTCAAATATGGCAAAGGTAATGGATTGTATGCACTGAATCGTGACAATGTTTCTTCATCAAACATTGTTACCCGATTGAAAGTGTACGGCAGCACGGAAAACATTACGATGAAATACCGCGCCGACCGCCTTTGTTTGCCCGGAAAGACCAAGGCGCAATCTTTCATTGAAAAGCCCGAAGCCGTGGCAAAATATGGTGTGTTTGAAGCCCGAAAGAACTTTGACAACATCAAACCAACGTACACGGGTGTTGTAAGTGCCATTGTTGCCGGAAACGTGCTTCAATTTAAGGACAATTCTTTTCCCTTTGATTTGAACATAACGGAAGCGAACGGAACAACCAAATATCTTATTGCCGGGGTTGATGCAAAGGTGCATTTCAACACGGGCAATCTTGCTGGATATGATTTCACGGTGAAGAAGTATGACCATGCGACACACACGTTCACACTTAACAAATTGACCGATGACCGGGGCGATGTGTTCCCGTCTGAAACATCCTTGGCATTCCAATTCAAGGTTGGTGATGAATACAAGATTACCGACATTGCATATTCGGAAGATATAGAGCAAGCCGCCGAAAACAAGTTGGCAGAGGAAGCAAACAAGTATTATGACCAAAACAGCCAACCAAAGGTTCAATATGGTTTGACCGTGACAAAGGAATGGTTAAAAACCCTTGTTGATGCAACGGATGATGTGATTGTGAACGTGTTTGCCCCTGGTGATTATTTGCACGTTATCGACAATGATATTGATGTGGACAAGTCCGTGCGCATTAAGTCGTTCACGCGCAACATCCTTGACCCTTACGATTACACCTTGACAATATCGGATATGACCACCAACACGCAAATCATAAACCGTGTTATTTCCGACCTGATAGACATTGACAAGGTTTTGACTATCAACAACCTTAAAGACCCGACAAGGGCGCGGGCAAATTGGCGGTCAAGTCGTGAAGTGTTGGACATGGTTTTTGACCCGGAGGGTGACTATTACACAGACAAAATAAAGCCAAATTCGATTGATACCCTTGCATTGTCCGTTGGGGCAAAGTCAATGCAATTCGGTTTGACAAACACAGTCTTTCAACCCAACTTCAACGGCAATAAGAATGTCGTGAAGTGGCAAGGCGGTGTCTTGACCCATTACACCATCAACGAAGAAACGGCGATGTCTTGGGTGCTTGCTGATGGTCAATTGACGCTTGACAAGGATTCGTCCGCTTACTACATATATGCCAAATGTGCAAAGAGTGGTCAGACTGGAACAATCGTGTTCACCAAGGAGCAACACAAGGTGAATGACGATGCCAATTATTATTATTTTTGGATTGGTGTGCTTAATTCAGTTGATGTCGAATTAAAGGCGCGGTCTATTGCCTTGACTTATGGTTTTACAATGGTCAATGGTCGATTCATCAAGACCGGGCGCATTGAATCGGCGGATGGAACAACATACTTTGATTTGGATAATTCTGAAATTGGCGGGCGCATTGTGTTCACTTCAAACGGTCAAGAAAAGACCCTTGAAGAGTTGGGCAAAGAATCCCTTGATGCTTACAATGCAGCAAGCAAGGCACAGGACACCGCCGATGGCAAAAGGCGCGTGTTCGTTTCAACCCCTTATCCACCTTATGACATTGGGGATTTGTGGGTAAATGGGCAAGACTTGCGCCGTTCTATCGCCAAAAGAACAACCGGGTCTTATGTCGCAAATGATTGGGTCGTTGCCGTGGATTATGATAATACAAAGACCGTGATTGATGGCGGCATTGTCACTTCCGGCACAATTCAAGTGGCGGGCGACAACAAAAGCGTCCTTGCGGGCATAACAGGACGAGGCACGGCGGCAAGTTCAATCCGCTTTTGGGCGGGTGCATCCTTTGAGAATCGAGAAACCGCCCCTTATAGGGTGATGCAAGACGGTTCGGTTGTTATGACAAAAGCAACCATTGAGGGTTTCATAAATGCCATTTCCGGCTACATTGGTGGGTTCAAAATCCAACAAGGGCAAATCGGTTATGGTACTTCATCCGAACAAGACACAACACAAGGTCTTGCCTTGTTGCGTGATTTTATCCGATTTAGCAATGGAGCGCAAAGGGTTCTTTTGGGCTGCCTTAGTTCTTTGGGTTATCCATTAAACGGTTTGTTTGAACTGACTGGGAACAAGGGAACGGTTCTTGAATTACGCCACAAATATGCAAGTACAAGTGATGAATCCACTTATGAATCTTTGTTTCGTCCGAAAGCCCTTGCCGTGTTCGGAAATCAATACAACCTTGGCAAAGTGGCAATGTTTGAAAAAGGGTATATTGGGCAAGCATATACGGATATTATCGAAACACGTATTGGCGTTACACACAAATATCTCTTCACAAGCACCGGAACAGCGACATATCTTGGCGTGAATTTGCCTACAAAATCAAAAATTGATGAAATAACGGGTAATGTTCCGGTTCAATTTGACCTTGAAATTGTATGCGACCGTACCATGCCCAACAAGATAAGGGTTCGTTCTGTAAGTGGGGCGTACATTTATAATAACAATGGCAATATAATCACAGATGGTATTGACATGGCAAAGGGTAATGTCTTGTGTTTGAGATATTACAATGGTGGTTGGAATATAGTGTTTCACAATAAATAAAGAGATATGGAAAAAATTCTTTTAGCACGATATTTCGGTGCAGGAATGCCGCTTGATGTGCGGCAAGTAGATACAAAGCAAGGCGAATACCTTACGGAATTAAGGGAATCCGGTTTTTTTGATTTCGTACCGAGTGAACCACCAACGGAGCAACCGGGAAAGTCCGTTGTTGAATCATTTGAAGTCATTGACGGCAAATTGGTACAATCGTGGATTGTTGAAGATTTGCCCGAAAATGATGCCGGATAAGGTCAAGTTATGCTTTACTTATTCAATTTTGTGTTTTATAGTGATACAACAAAGTAACTTTGTAAACGAATTAAATTTTCACGAAAATGGACAAAACAAGGTCGGGGGAATTTGTTTCCCCACAAATCGGCAAAATGGGCATTATTGACGGTTTGAACAATGGTGATTTCACCTTGCCGGACGGTCAAGTGTTCAATGTCAAGAATGACGGTGTGCAGCCCGTGACATTATCGGTGCAGCAAACTTCATTGTCGGGTACTAACTTAAAATGGGGTTACTAATATGGGACTTTTAATTGGTGTTGGCGGCACAAAGCCGTCTTTCCCTTATGATTATTATTACGGCATTGAATGGGATTCGACCGTGAGCAATCCCAAGCCGACCCGAATTGGCAAGATGGAGTTGCACCAATCTTTGCCCGTTCAATCTTTGATGCGCCGTTGTCTTTTGAATGATGATGGTGTGGTGAATTACTATCTTCACGCCAACGATTCGACCAAGCGCGACAATGGCGCGGCGGCAAACCTTACGGGTGTAGATGGTCAATATATGGTCGAAATGCCGGACGTATATGTTCGTTTTGAAACGGACGGCACAAAGAATCGTGCATTGATTTCGACACAGGAATTGCCCGGTTTCCACCTTTGGCGCAAGGACTACATTTCAGCCGTTGAAGCGACCGTTCAGCGTTCAACAACCAAGTTGGCGGCGGTTGTAAGCACCGATGCAGATTATCGAGGTGGCAACAACGATGCGACACGTGATGGCACATATCGCACAATGCTTGGTATGCCCGCAACGTCCATTTCATTAACCAATTTCCGCACATACGCGCGAAAGAGAGGTTCGACCGAATGGAATTGCAACGTGTACCAAACACACCGCAAGATGTGGTGGTTGTATGCCATTGAATATGCGAATTTCAATTGCCAAGACACGTTCAACGCGGCATTGACCGAAGATGGTTACAGACAAGGCGGATTGGGCGCGGGCGTTACAACTTTGAACGGCACGAAGTGGTCAAAATTCAATGGTTACAACCCGGTCGTTCCTTGCGGAACAACAAACAGCCTTGGCAACCATTCGGGTGTTGTTGATTACACGATGCCAAGTGAGTATGACACCGCCACAACCGTTGTCGGCGTTCCATCGTATCGAGGTGTTGAAAACCCATTCGGTCATATATGGAAATGGACGGACGGTTGCAAGTGCTTGATTCAGTCGGAAGCAAGCGGCGGTTTATCCGAATTTTACGTTTGTGATGAACCCGCGAACTTCACAAGTTCAGGTGTTGCCAATTATCAATTGCGCGGTGTGTTGCCAAGAAAAGAGGGATATGTAAAAGCCTTGATTCTTGGTGAAGATGGCGAGATTATGTCGCTTGAAGTCGGCGCGGGTTCAACCACTTATTTTTGCGATTACTTTTACACAAGTATTCCCGGAAGTGGCGTAAGTGAACGTGGCGTTTTGTTCGGCGGTGCTGCGTATTCTGGTGCGCTTGCGGGGTTCGTGTGTGCGAATACGGTTAATGCGGCGACGTTTACGACTGCGTTTTTCGGTTCTCGGCTTTGCTTTTTCCCGCAAATCGAAGCGGCGTGAAACGCCAAATCGAACCACAACAATTGAATGATGGAAATTTGATGATTGAATGAAAAATTAAATAAGGTTGTCCGATGTCGTGGCGTTTTGTTCAGCGGTAATGCGAATAATGGTGCGAATGCAGGGTTCGTGTATGCGAATACGAATAATACGGCGACGAATACGAATGCGAATATCGGTTCTCAGCTATGCTTGTAAAAATATAGTTGCATATCGGAAACCTTGCCACAAAAACAGCCCAACCGGGGTTGAATGAGTTGGAACAATCCAACGGCAAAAAATAAAATGAGTAAAACGGTTTTGGTAGGGGTAACACCCGAAGAATCCTAATATACAAGCAAACTTGTGTTATAGTAATACAATGAAGCGAATTGGAAACATATTTGACGAAGTGATTTCGCTTGAAAACTTACGTCTTGCCGATGAAAAGGCAAGGAAAGGCAAGTTGAAGTCGTATGGTGCCAGGGTTCACGACAAGAACCGTGAAGCCAATTTGCTTGCTTTGCACGAAAGTTTGAAAAACGGTACATTCAAAACATCAAAATATCACATCTTCACCATTTACGAACCAAAAGAACGTCTTATTTATCGGTTGCCGTATTACCCCGACCGTATATTGCACCACGCAATTATGAATGTTCTTGAACCCATTTGGGTTTCCGTGTTCAACAAGAACACATATTCTTGCATCAAGAATCGTGGAATCCACAAATGCGCCAAGGACGTGAAACAGGCGTTGAAGCAAGACCCGGACGGCACACGGTATTGCCTGAAAATAGATGTTCGCAAGTTTTACCCGTCAATCAACAACGAAATCTTGAAAAAGGTTGTGCGGCGGAAAATAAAAGATGGTCGCCTTTTGGCATTGCTTGACGAAATCATTGATTCAACCGATGGCGTGCCAATTGGCAACTATCTTTCCCAATACTTTGCAAACCTTTTCTTGGCATATTTCGACCATTGGTTGAAAGAAGAAAAGCGGGTGAAGTATTATTGGCGTTACGCCGATGATATTGTGATTCTTGCACCGAACAAGGAGTTTTTGCACAACTTATTGCACGAAATCCGTGCATATTTACGCGACAACCTGAAATTGGCGGTCAAACGTAATTACCAAGTGTTCCCCGTTGATTCAAGGGGCGTTGACTTCTTGGGTTATGTGTTTTATCATTCCCACACCCTTTTGCGAAAAACAATCAAACAAAAACTTTGTCGCCGGGTGGCAAAGCTGAACAAACGAAAGAATGTGCCGATAAAGAAGCAATACAAGCAACAAATTTGTTCTTGGTGGGGATGGTGCAAGTATTGTAATTCAATCAACTTGGTTAATAAACTTTCAAAAACATTTCCGTATGAAATTAAATTCAATCGAAGCAAACGCGCATTATGACATGGCGCACGGCAAACCCGCCGTCTTGGAACATGACAACGATGGGTCAAGCCTTTACCGATTCAACATTGAAGCCGAATTTGGCAACGATGAAGAACCGACTGTTCAAACAGGTTGGAAGTGTCGAGAGGTTCGCACATTCGACAAGCTGACAAAAGCCAACTTGAAGAAAGCAATTATCCGTTCAATCCTTGACGAAACAACAGAATTTGACCTTGTGAATAGTTACAATAAACACATTCTTGGCATTGTCAAGGATGATGCGGCGGTGTCTGAATACAAGGACTATTTGCAGTTTATCGAGGATTTGGACACAATGTTAAAAAACGATTTGTCTAACTAAACACGCACGACAATGGCAAGATTTTGTGAACTTGGAGTTGAAGCCGACGTTGTAATTGGCAAAGGCATTGACATGGAAGAATTGTTCAATCGCCGCATATTGATTGAAAAGACAATCATTCAGCCAACAAAATATCCCGGTAAAAATTCGTCCGGCTTACGAATGCAAATGCAAGTAGTTCTTGCAACTTTTAACCCAACGCCGGATGCGGCGGGCGACTATTTCCAAAAGGACGCGAGCGGCAACGCCGTGGGTGAAAGACGTTCTTGTTTCACGGGGTCTGACATTCTTATTTCGGCGATTCAGAAAGCCGAAAGCAGATCGCCCGAAATGAACAAGGAACGCCGGGACAGCAACCAACCCTTGTTAAGCATTTACCCAATCGACACAACGATTGTCAAAGTCGGCAAATGCTTTCAATTCACTTAAAAACAGATTAAAAATGAATGATTTGAAAATGACTATTGCGGCGAAATTCGCCCAATTACTTATAAGCATTATCACGGGGCTTTTGGTTTGCATTGAAACGGCAATTAACTTCTTTGTTCCGTGCCTTTGTGCCATTATCCTTGATGTGATAACGGCTTATTTACTTGGTCGCCGGATGCACAAGAAATATCCGGAAAAGGCGGATGGCTTATTCAAAAGTGAATACAAATATCGAATTGTCTTCACGTTGATAATTGTGTTTATCGCAATAATACTTGGTGCGTATGTTGATATGCTGATTGTTAAGAATGGAGATATTGCCGTTCGGTTTGTAATGGCGGTGTTCTTATTTTACGAATTATGGTCTTGCCTTGAAAATTGGTCGTCCGAAAATGACGCGCCGATTGCAAGGGCGTTGCAACGTATTATGGTGAACAAGGCGGAACGACACCTTAACGTACCATTGAAAGATATTTTGACACCGGGCGACAATAGCGGTTCGGAGAAAGGGGACGACAATGGCGAATGTTAAAATCTTATTACCGTTTATCCTTAAATGGGAGGGCGGATTTGTGAACGACCCAGCAGATTCGGGCGGTGCGACCAATAAGGGCGTTACCATTGCAACGTGGCGAAATGTTGGATATGACAAGGACGGCGACGGTGATATTGATGTGCAAGACTTGAAGTTGCTTTCGGAAGCGGACGTGATGGAACGTGTCTTGAAGCCGCATTATTGGAATCGTTGGAAAGCCGACCACATACATTCCCAAAAGATTGCAAACATCTTAGTGGATTGGGTGTGGGGGTCAGGCAAACACGGCATTGTCATTCCGCAAAAGTTGCTTGGCGTTGAACCCGACGGAATTGTTGGCAACAAAACATTGTCGGCGGTGAACTTTGCAGACCCGGACGAACTGTTTGAAGCCCTTTTCGATGCACGTGTTGAGTTCCTGAATGACATTGTGAACAATAGTATCGCAAAGTTTGAAAGGAAAATTGGACGTAAGGCAACCGAAAAAGAGTTGTTGAAGCACACGAACAAACGATTCTTGAAAGGTTGGTTGAATCGCTTAAATTCAATTCGTACATTATGAAGTTGCAATTGAAGCGAAGATTCTTTGGCGAAACGTACACCATCGGAACATTGTTCATTGATGGTGTGCGCTTCTGCGATACCTTGGAAGATGCCAACCACGACAAGAACCACAACGGACAATTCGACAATGGCGAAACAAAGGTGAAGCACCACACGGCGATTCCCTTTGGAACATACAACATCATTGTCAATCGTTCGCCAAGGTTCAAACGTGATTTGCCAAGGCTTCTTGACGTGCCGAATTTCGATGGTGTGTTGATTCATCGTGGAAACACAAACGCCGACACGTCCGGGTGCATCTTGCTTGGCGAAAACAAGGTCAAAGGTAAGGTGGTAAATTCAACCCCTTACGAAATCGAGTTGGTAAAGCGGTGTAAAGCCGCATTGTCGAACAATGAGCAAATAACAATCGAAGTGATATGAAAAAGATAATCACATTCATTGCCTTGCTTGTGTTGCTTGCTTCTTGCGGGGCGACCAAAAAGGCAATCAAGAAGACCGAAACACAACTTGACATCTTGACAGTTGCCAAGGCGGTAAGTGAACAAACCGAAAAGGTTGTGGACACAACCCGGACGGAACACGGAAAGGTTACAATAACCGAAATTGAGTTTTTCCCACCAACTGAAATCGAGCAACCACAGCCCGAACCCGATAAACCCAAGAAAAAGGACAAACCCAAGGATCCGGACACAAAGGTTGCAGACGAACCGAAGAAAATACAGCCACCAACAACGGCAAGTGTTGATTTGTCAAATTTCGGAAAGGTTCAAGGGGCGGTCAAGTCGATAAAACAAACGGTGATTGAATCCGATGTTGAAGAAAAGGGCGAAAGCAAGGAATCAAGCGAAAGCAACGAAACCGAAAGTGCCGCCACCGTAACCAAGGCAACGGAAAGCACCGACAAACAGCAAGAACCAACCCCCGACCCTTACCGTTGGCGTTATATATTTTTCATTGCCTTGTTGGGTATCGCCGTTTTGTTATACCTGAAAAGAACACCGATTGTCAATTGGATAAGAAAGATTCTTTCGGGAATCTTGAAGATATTATAATAAAAGGTGTATCTTTGCACCACATTGTTGCGAAAGCCCCGGAGTTGCACCGGGGAACAATGTCGAAGCCCGGTTTCTTGCCGGGCTTCATTGTTGTACACGAAACCCCTTTTCTTGCAAAATGTGGCAAAAAAAATGTATGATTTTGGGGTGGGAAATATGTATTAAAAGAAAAATCAGTTGAAAATCAATGTTTTAAGTGTGGCAAAAACAAGAAAAACCGAAAAAGAAAAACGCCCAAAATCGTGTTGAAATTGGGCGTTTCGTGTACATTTTCGTGTACTTAATTTGTAAATCCTTGATTTTCAAGGTTTATTGCGGAGAGAGAGGCTCTAAAACCCATCATTCCACAAGATGCCACGAAGTACCAAAAACCCTTGTTTGCAAGCATTTCAACTTTGTTCGTGATATTGGAGAATACCACACAATGCCAAGAAAATGCCACAAATTCGTGTGCAAATTCGTGTACCGATATTTTCGGGGTGTCGGTCGTGTACATTGTTAGAATGAATCAAATTTTGTCATTGCACGGTCTTGCGGGTGTTGGTGCGTATTGGTGCATTGTTGAATACTTATACCAAAATGGCGGTAAGCTGAAATTGGAAGAATGCGAAAGTATTGCATTTGC